CCGATCAGTATAGCAGGAAGGAGGAGTGTGGAGGAGAAATGACAGACGAAGAATTGCAAGAAGAACAGAGAAGGGACTTTGAAGCGAGAAGAGAGACGGCGTTTACGCGGCTCATGTTTGCCCTCAATGAAGGGGACGCCGAGATTTGGGATATCTGGATAGAGAAGGATGCCAAGGGTGAGGACGTCGCCACTATCTATTACAAGGATGGGACGAATGAAACTGTGAATATTCACGGTGACACCATCATCACCGCGATTCGGGAAGTTCTAAATCGTTCGAGACTGAAGGGAATGTGAAAGAGAAGCCATGGACAAGAAAGAATTGGAAAAGCAGATGAAGCAGATGAACGAGACGGCAGAGAGGTTCGAAATGTCCTTCGAGGCCTGGAGGAAGAAAAGGAATACAGCCATCAAGGAAGTGCTGAATGTTTTGGTAGACAGTGACCTCACCTACGAGGAAGCCGTCAATGTGTTAGATGGATGCCGGACATACCTGCGTCACAACCTGAAGATCGAGAACATCGATCTCAATGTAGAGGAGAGAGAACCATTTTGACAGACGAAGAAGCAAAGACATTAGGAGAGCTTGCCCTGAAAGCGGACATGCTCCGCCGCCAATGCCGGGATATCGAAGAGAAGATGAAAGAGCAGAGAGCAGCCATGAGGAGAATGGCAAAGTGCATTCTGGCAGAGCTCGCCATCATCATGATCCTGGCATTCGCGGCGGGGATCGCTGTATGGAAAGGCTGATAGGAGGAAACCATGACAAGCGCAGAAGCGGTAGAGGTCGTCCATCGAATGATGGAGGCCCGCGATCGGGAACAGGAAAACATCGCTGCAGAAAAGCAAAAGGCAGCGAATGCTTTCTGGAAAAAGGTATTTCACGAATTTGCAGTCTACGGGACGGCAGCCCTTGGCGTCCTTGCATACACACTCCTTATGGCGGTGGCACAATGACAACGCTGAACGATATCTTGGCACTCATTCCCATGGAAGACCAGTGGATCTACATCTTCGATACAGAGGGAAACGAATACTATGAAGGATTCAAAGGGAATCTGGAGCTCAGCGAAGAAGGCGAAGGGCTGATCGTCGGCGGGCTTTATGGGAATGATACTGATACGAAAGATCCAAACTACGGCATCGTGCCGACCATTGAGATCGAGGTTAAAGTCGATGAGAGGCTGCCCATTGAAATAGAGGTGAAAGCCAATGAGAGGCTGCTGGGTTAAGCTCTGGATGATCGGAGAGCAGCTGTGTCATGTGTCCATTGACCAGTCGGACAAAGACCCCAAGTGGACCATCATGGCAGCTGCCGCACTCATCAAGGAATATTGTAAAGAAACCGGGCTGGATCCCTCTATGGCAGCGGAGCATATCGCCCGAATGTTGGAGAAGAAACATGATTGACGAAGGAATCATTATCGAATTCATGAAGCACATCAAAAGGCAGCTTTATGAAGAACAGGCTAGGGCGGACAATGCAGACCACGAAGGAAGAGTCAAAGACTACTTCTGGCACGCAGGATATATCAGCGCCCTGAAAGAGAGCCTGAAAGAAATCGAAAGGGCTACCGGCATCACCGGTGTTTACGGGAAGGAGGAAAGAACGTGCATGACACATACACGAAAGCAGAGCTTGTAGAAAAATTCCAAGAGCTAGAAAAGCGGGAAATTGTACGCGCGAAGCGTGACATGGAGCTGGGAGAAAGCGCCGCTGCCGAGTGGCACCTAAACCGCGCATCCATGCTGAAGGAGCTGATCGCCCTTACCGAGAAGGGGGCACTTTGATGATCTACTACTGCGCACGCTGCGGGAAGCCCATACCGCGAGGGAAAGAAATGATAGAAAAGATGGGCGGCCGCCTTGTGCCGACCCACATGGACTGCCGCGAAAGATACTGCAAGAAGACATTGGATCAGATGATTCACGAAGCCCTGGACAAAGGACCGGGGAACGAGCTTCGTAGGAAGATGAGGGGTAGAAATGACTGAGAAAGAGATCAAAGGATACATCGACAGAAAGATCGGAGAGATCAAAAAGGAAACCGAATGTGATGACTGCATCCTGCTCATTGGAAAAGATGGTAAGGGAGAAATGCGCATCGGCATCAACAATGAAGCAACTCTGGTGGTGTGTGCCTATCGTGTGATTGAAGCCTTTGGGGAACTGGGAAAGAACCCATATACCAGACGGACCCTCCTTCTGAGAGAACTGACGCAGCATCTCATCAACGAAGTCAAAGAGGAATTCGATGAGAAGGGGCTCTCGCGAGAGTTCGATGACCTGATCCCAAAGGAGACGGAAGACGATCCGCCTGCTGAAGAGGAAAGCGGCATGGTAAAAAGAATCTCCAAAAGAGGGAAGCCGGAGGCAGAAGATGATCCGTCTGTCGAGAAATAAGAGGTACAAGCTCTTCGAGATCGTCCGCCTACGGGATAGAGACCTCTGGGATATCTATGAAAGAATGCTGGGAGTCCCGTGTCCGATGGGGAGAACCCACGTCCACCATGTTATTCCCGTAGCTTCCGGCGGAGAAGACATCGCAGAGAACCTCATCACCTTAGACCCGAAGACCCACTTCTACATATTCCACAACGGATTCGGGAGTGTGGATAAAGAATGGCAGAAAATCGCCCAGAAGTATCTAGCGAGCAAGGAGGTCAAGGCATGGCACGAAGAAAGAGAAGCAAGTTTGACAGCCCTATACCAGACTGCAGAAGCTACCCGTATCAAGAAGATCCGGCAGAACTGCTTGCCAGAGAAAAGACCAGGCTTCAAATACTAAGAGAAGACAATACCATCTGCCCCGTATGTCATAGGGGTATGAAGCACACCTGCCATTGTCCTCATGAAAAAGCGGCCGTCTGTGAAGAACATTGTGAAACATGTGAATACCATGTGCCAATGACAGCAGCCAGCAACGGGAAATGTTTGTACACGAAAAAGCCGCCTGCGGGAACAGGCGGCGAAGGGTGAAAGATAAATTCACGTTTTTCTATATGAGAGTATATCACGCCCTTCATAAAAAGTCAAGAAAAGCAAGGCACAAAGGGGATTTTCCGTCCCCTTTGCCCCCTTGTTAAGGCTATTATTTGGAGGACCGATGCCGTATCGAAAACGTATTTTCACCTACCCTGGAGGAAGGGTAGAAGAGAAGTATTACACCTGCCGCCTGGGAGGGAAGAAGACACGTATCAAGAATTGCAGTAAGACCCCTGAAGCCGTGGCCAAAGTGAATGCAAGAAGAGCGGTAAGACACCTGAAGGAACTGATCCTCACCAATTTCAAGCAGGGAGACCAATACATCACCTTAACATATGCCAAAGAACCCAAAGACTATGAGGAGGCCATCCGCCATCTCACAAACTATATCAAGAGACTTCGGAGACGCTACCAGAAAGCCGGACAGGAACTACGCTATATCTACACCACGGAATACAAGGGGAAAAGAATTCATCATCACATTCTTGTAAACAAAGTCCTGGAACAGCAGGAGCTTCGAAATGCATGGGGGCACTCCAAACTAAGCGCCTATGACATCATCGAATATCAGGGAGAAGAAAGGGACGCCAAGAAACTTTCCGCTTACTTCACGAAAGAGTCCAATATCACTGTAAGGGAAGGAAAGCAGAAAGTGAGATACGTCGCTTCGAGGAACCTCAAGAAGCCGGAAGTCCAATATCAGACCATCCAGTCTAAGAAATGGAGAGAAAGACCGACGGCGAAAAAGGGATATGCCCTGGCAGACGTCATGAATACCTTCACAGGCTGGGGGTATCCGCTGCAGATCGCAAGGTATGTAGAAATTCCCAAGAAGAAAAAGCGAGGGAGAAAAAATGAGTAAGATCTGTCCCGAGTGCGGGAAATCATTTGTCGGCAGTACAGGCCAGAAGTATTGATCCTACAGGTGCTGCAAAAGGCACAATCGGAAAGCAAAAGAAATCAAGCATCCGGATCCACCCAAGGGCGTGTCGATCATCCGCGCCTTTTCCTGCAAAGAGTGCGGGCATGAAGTCCTCGTCTGGGAAAGAACAGATAAGAGGACCGTCTTCTGCTGCAGTCTCTGCGAGAAGAAATACTGGAAGCACAATACTTCCAAGAGCAACAAGCACAGAAAAGGCGAAATCGGCATGTCCGGCGGCATGAGCTTAGGGAGCCTCATCCGAAGAGAAAAGAGGGACCTATTATGACAGGGGAAGAATACACTGCCTTTTTACGTTCCAGAAAACCTGAAGTGTACGTTCAGAATTCATCCGGCGCCCCGGTGAAATGGATCGTGACAAGAGCCTATATCAATGGCGTCAGCGCAAAGCGTCATATAGATGCCGAGAACTACAGCCACGACGACACCGGTTTCTTTCCAGTCGCCATGCTGATGACCAAGGAACAGGCAGCCAAAAGGAAGAAAGAGCTCGCAGAGAAAGCAAAGTCCCTGCAGAAAATTTGCGCCGGGTGCGGCGTCATCTTCCGGGCGAAAGGAGGAGAAAAATTATTGCAAAACATGCATGAAAAAGGGAGTCACATGGGGGATCGAATGAGAAAGCACGATGCACGCATGATCATTCAAAAATTCATAGGCAGAACATTCCGGGGGACAAGGAAAGCCTTCAAAGCCAAGAAACTTGAAACTAAAAGGAAAGACCACCCGCAGCACCATCTCTACTGGTGCAAGAGAGAACCCATCGGTCAAAGGCGGAAAATCGAGATCGAATTTTGGACCGGGTGGTATCTCAGCCTGCATAGCGGATACTTCCGGGAAGAAGTATTCAAAGAAGCCGAAGAAAGAGAGAAAGCAGAATGACAGAAGAAGAGAATCCGAGAGAGCTAGACAAGCGCTTAAGAAACCAAATTCAAAACCTGCTCGAGAGTAAAGAGGGCAGAAACCTGTGGGCGGGAGAAATCCAATTCCAAAGTATCCAGCTGAATAACAGCAGTGCTTCCATCAGTTATGTCGATGCGGATGGTGTGAAAACGTTCACGTGTGAAGAGCAGCCGAGAGAAGAATTTAGAACCGCTATGGCGGCGATGAGCCTTTACTATACCGACATGGCAGGGGACTATAGACCCGAGAAACCGGTACAGGCCATTTTCGCGGTGGAGAAAGTAGTGCCAAAGCGGGATAAGAAATCCGGGGCGCTAAAAGGAGTGCGGCTAGGCGGGCGGTTCCGCCTCAAAGGCAGCCCTACCACGCAGCGGTTCAGCACGATCGAAGACATCACTCCGACTGATAACGTGCTCCGCATCATGAAGAAAATCTATGATGAAGCGGCGCTTTACATCAGCGGCGAGCGGAGAGAACAAAACCTTTTTAAAACGAGCCAAGATGATGAGCAGGAGTCAAGCAATGAGCGGGCAAATGAAGAATGATAGATTTTTCGATTTTCCGCGAATTGAATTGAATTAAATTGAATTAAATTGAATTGAAAGGAGAAAGAATTGAACAGCGTAGAAATATCCGGGGACCTCGCAAGAGACCCAGTCGTCAGATCCACCAAGACAGGGAGAGCCGTTGCCACATTTACCGTCGCATCCAGCCGCATCTATGTTTCGCAGAACGGCGAGCAAAAGGAACAGACCGCATGGATCAATGTCGTTACCTGGGGAGCCATCGCGGAAAGAGTGGCCAACTTCTGTAAGAAAGGAACCTTCGTCTACATCCATGGCAGCCTGAACACCAGATCCTACGATGATGACAGCGGCCAGAGACACTGGATCATGGAAGTCGTAGCAGACATCGTAGCCGATCCAAAGTGGGGAGAAGGCAAAGCGTCATCCGGCGGAAGCTATTCCGGTGGATATAGCAAGGAATCCGGCGGCGCTTCCAATGGCTATGGAAACAATTCCGGCGGGTTTAACCAGTTCGGCCCTTCCAAACCGGAGCAGCGAGAAGAGAGCGTGTTCCCTGAGAAAGGACCGCAGGAAGACATACCATTTTAGGAGGTATCATGATTACGTATATCCGCAAAGGAAAAGAACGGAAAGAACTCACGATGGGCAAGAAGCTCTGCGATTCAGGGAAGGTGAGCGATGTCTATGAGATTATTGTCTATCCATCCAACAGCAAAGGGTTCATTCAGCTCAATGCAGAAAAGAGAGAAACCATCAAAGGGAAGAAAGAAGCCTTTCTTGCGTACTACCGCATCTTAAACGGCTATCGCAAAGACGGCTGGGAGGTAGAAGAAATCAAGAGATGACCATCGAAGAGAGAGCGGAAGCCCTGGCAAGGAAAGATTTCAATAAACTGAATATTCCGGAAACAGTGAAAAAGAGATCACTGCGCAAAAGACGCCAGGGCAAGACGCTAGTCTTCGAAGCAGGAGAACGTGGGATCCTTGTGAGATACTTCATGCGCAGCCGCGGAAAGCACATATCCATGAAGCGCATTGTGACACACTTCCACGATGAAGAATTTGACAATTCTTCCAAATCATCGTAAGATAGTCATGAAATCTCCAGCAGATTTTCGGCATCCGTAAGGAGCCGGTACCTTTTACCCGCATATATCTCGCGGGCAACGATAAAAGATACCGGCTCCTTTTTGCGTTTTTAGGGGGTGAGAGCATGGCCAAAGGGAAATGGGAGAAGTGGGCAGAGCCGGATCATCTCTTGATTTTAGGCGCGTGGGCACGTGACGGACTGACCGACGAAGACATAGCGCACAACATTGGCATATCCCGCTCCACCCTGAAAGAGTGGAAGAAAAAGATTCCGGCCATATCGGCCACCCTAAATACTAATAAGGCAATAGCCGATATCCGGGTAGAGAATGCCCTCTACAAAAAAGCGATCGGCTGCACCGTCAAAGAAAAAGTCATTTCCAAAATCAAAAACCCGGACGGCACAGTCACAGAAACAGAGAGAGCAGTGGAAAGAGAGCTGCCACCAGATACAACGGCTGGGATCTTCTGGCTGAAGAACCGGAAACCGAAAGACTGGAGAGACAAGCAGGAAGTCGAGCTTTCCGGAAACGTAGGCATGACAGACGCGCTGAAGAAAGCGAGGGAGCGAGTGAATGAACACCGAAATAGTAAGTGACCTTGCCGGACTGGCGAAAGACCCCCTCAGTTTCGTCTACTGGGCTTTCCCGTGGGGTGAAGGACTCCTTACCCATCAGGACGGCCCCGAAGCCTGGCAGAAGGAAATACTGGGCCATATAGGCGAAAATGTATCCCCGGACAAAGTCATTCAGGAAGCCGTCGCCTCAGGCCACGGCATCGGGAAATCCGCTTTGGTATCATGGCTGATCCTATGGGCGATCTCCACCCATGAGAATACCCGCGGCGTCGTCACCGCCAACACCGAGACACAGCTCCTCACGAAGACATGGCCGGAACTCATGAAGTGGCACGCCATGTTCCTCGCAAGAGATTTATTCAAAGTCACCGCCACCTCCATATTCGCAGCCGAAGACGGCAAGGAAAAGAACTGGCGTATCGACGCTATCCCGTGGTCCGTGGCAAACCCGGAAGCCTTTGCGGGCCTTCACAATCAAGGAAATAGAACCATCCTCATCTTCGACGAAGCATCAGCCATAGACGATAAGATCTGGGAAGTTGCGGAAGGCGCGCTGAACGACGCCAACACGGAAAGACTTTGGTGCGCCTTCGGGAACCCGACGCGAAACACCGGAAGATTCTACGACTGCTTCCATAAATTCCGTCCATACTGGCACACCATGCAGGTAGATTCCAGATCCGTCAGATTTTCAGACAAGACAAAGATTTCCCAATGGGAAGAAGCCTACGGAGCGGACAGCGACTTCTTCAAAGTCCGAGTCACCGGAGACTTCCCGGACGCCTCCGATTTACAGTTCATCCCATTAGGCCTCGTCAAGAAAGCAGCACAAAGGAACCTGCATGAAGGGCAATACAAATTCGCCCCCTGCGTCATAGGCGTAGACCCAGCATGGTCCGGCGGAGACGCCACCTCCATCTACCTACGTCAGGGGCTCTATACCAAGAAACTGGCAAGGATCCTCAAGAATACCAATGACATGACCATAGCCAACATGATCGCCCGCTTCGAAGACCAGTATCACGCAGCAGCCGTCAATATCGATTTAGGATACGGCACCGGCATCTACTCCGCTGGCACCACCATGGGAAGAGCGTGGAACCTCATCTCCTTTGCGGGCTCCTCTCCCGATCCGTCATGCGTCAACATGCGTGCTTACATGTGGTTCGCTATGAAGAAATGGTTCCAGACCGGCGGCGTCATAGAAGCCGACCAAGTGCTGATAGACGACCTCACCCATGTAGAAATCAAACCCACCATGGACGGCCGCATTCAGCTGAAATCAAAGGACGAAATGAAGAAAGCCGGCGTCCCATCACCGAATGATGCCGACGCACTGGCTTTGACCTTCGCCCTTCCGATCATTCAGCAAACAGAAGACATAGTCAATACCAACTACAACCCATTTGATTGAAAGGAGAGATACACATGTGCGGATCCATTTTTGGCGGAAAAGTAAGAGTACCGGAAATTCAGAAAGTAGACCCGGCAGTAACAAACGTGACCTCCGGCGATATGAACGCGGATACCACCTCCGATGCGGAAGCAGCCAGAAAGAAAAGACTCCGCCAGGGCTACGCGGCCACCACCCTGGCGACACAGACGCAAGGAAAGAATACCCTTGGATAGTCTGGCAGCCTCCACCTTCACCCCTGAATATATCCCTGCAGACGGTGCCATCAAGACCATACCACGAGAAACGGCCGCCACCCGCGTAGGGGCACTGGAAACAGAAAGAAAAAACTGGGAAAAAAGATGGAAAGACATCAGAGACTTTCAACTTCCCTACCTGGGAGAATTTGGCGATACCGCCGATGTAACAGATCGAGGGCGCCGCCGTGACGGGAAGATGATAGACAGCATCGCCTGGATGAGCGATATAGCCTTTGGAGCCGGTGTCATGAGCGGGCTGACACCGCCATCCAGACAATGGTTCAAGATGGGATTTTCAAGAGCCGAAGCAGAAGAGGACATAGAAGCCATGCAGATTTTGGACCAGCGCCAAAAAATCGTGGAACACTACCTGCATAAATCCAACTTCTACAACTGCATCCACAACTGCTACATGGAGCTGCCATTTGGCCAAGCGCCATTGGGCGTATTTCCATCTATGGAAACAGGGATCCGATTTCAGAACTATACCATCGGGACCTACTACATAGGCACCGGGCCGGGCGGGAGAGTAAACACCTTTTGCCGGAAATTCACCATGACACCGGTTCAGATCATGGAACAATTTGGCGACAAAAACCTGCCGGACAAAGTGAAAGACGCCCTAAAGAGCGGCGGCAAATATACCAGGCAAATGAAAATCATCTGGCTGGTCATGCCCAATGATGGAAGAATCCCGGGGATGCCAGGCAATAAAAACATGCCATATACATCCTTGTATTGGATGGAAGGAGAAAGGGACTATTTATACTCCGGCGGCTTCGAAGAATTCCCGGTTCCCGTAGCCAGATACCAAGTTACGGGGCAGAATGCCTACGGCTTTGGTCCGGGATGGTACGCAGAAGGGCACTCCAAAGCTCTGCAAGTGTATAGAAAAGACTTCCTGCAAGCCGTAGAAATCATGGTAAAGCCGCCTATGGTTGGCCCTCCGGAAGTCCATAGGATTAACCTCATTCCCGGCGGATACACCAAAGAGTCCATCAATGGACAAAACCAGATCCGACCGCTGTTCACAGCCCCCACAAACCCGCAGTGGCTGGCACAGGAAATCCAAAACACGGAAGATGCCATCAAACGCATCTACTCTGCAGACCTCTTCTTAATGCTCTCCAGCAGCGTGGACGAGCCCCAGAAAACAGCGAGAGAAGTCATGGCTTTGCAACAGGAAAAACTCCAGCAGCTAGGTCCGGTAGTCGAACGGCTGCAAGATGAATTTCTTTCCCCGCTGATCGAAAGAACCTACAACATTCTAGAAAGAATGGGGGCCTTTGATCCCATCCCTGACGAAGTAGCAGAAAGACTGCAGAACGAAGAAATCAAAATCGAATACGTCTCCCCACTGGCACAGGCCCAGAAAATGAGCGGACTCGTAAATATCGAACAAGCCATTGCCTTTACCGGACAGATGGCCCAGGTATGGCCGGATGTTATTAAGAAAGTAGACCCTATCGGAACCGTTTCCGAATACTTCGAACTCTTAGGAGCGCCGGGGAAAATGCAAAGATCCACAGAAGAAGTACAGGCCATGATGGAAGAAGAACAGAGAATCCAAGCACAGCAGGAACAGCTTGCCCAGGCACAAGCGATGGCCCAGACTGTAGCACCGGCAGCCCAGGCCGCCAAGAACCTGACTGACGCCGCTAATGACGGGAACCCGGCTCTGCAAACCCTGATGGGAATCAACTCGCCCGGATTGAGCAGCGTATGAAAAAAGTCATCACAAACCCTGAGGATACCGACCTTCTATGGCAAAAGCGCATAGAAGAAGAACTCAAAGAAAGAGACAAAATTGCCTGGAAAAAAGTACTCAGCACCAAAGAGGGGCGATGGGTACTGGAAAGAATCTTGGAAATGACTGGCTATAGAGCCAGGACATTCACGGGAAACTCATGGACCTTTAGAAACGAAGGTATGCGAGAAGTAGGAATCACTATTAACGAGACACTGGTAGAACTTCTAGGCATTGAAGCCGTCACCTTGCGGCAGAAAGCCGAAAAAGAATATATCAATTTTCAAATGGAGCAGAAAAGAATTTATGACACAGAAGACAAAGAATGAAATCAAAAAAGCGATTCTGTTTGTACTGGTATTTTTTGGAGCCGCCTCAGGATGATAGAAGTTATCACACTTGTATTGGAACGAACACATTGAAATTTGACCTCCAGACATTTGCTGAACCGGAACCACAGAACGAACCAGCACCACCCGCCCCTGCAACACAGGAGGGATCAGGGGATCATCCGAAGCCGGATACACCGCAGCCCGCTTCCCTGGTGGAACAGGCGGCCGGACTGGAACAGGAAGCCGGTACCGTTAACTATGACTTCACAGGAAGCCTTCCGGAAGGATACGAACTGGATGAAAATACCAGCAACGCCTTTGGAGACATTTGCAGAGGAATGAATCTGAATAACGACCAAGCCAACCAGCTGGCCGCTTACGGCTTTAAATGGCAGCAGGAAATCATGGACCGTGTCCAAAAGACCCAGCAAGCCGCTTATGAAAAAGAAGCAGAAGAATCCAAAGCCTTCTTTGGCGCCAAGTTTGACGACGCTATGAAAAATGTCAGCCTGGCAGTCAACTCGTTAGAGCGAGAATATCCGGGATTTGTGGAAGCCTTGAATAAAGGCGGTGTAGGTAACAACAAAGCCGTACTGCAGGTGCTGGCAAAAGTGGGCACCCTGCTAAAAGAAGATCCCGGCGTCGGCGGGAACGACAAAGGGAACGGAGAAAACAACCCATATCCCAACACCAATTGGGACAATTTATAAGCGATAAGGAGAAAAAACAATGGCATTAGGAGACCTTTCTCTTACATTTAACGACATCCGCAAAAGACAGAACGTGGATGGAAACATTGACAACATCATCGAATTGGTACAGCGGGCAGACCCGATTATGGACCAGATTAAATGGATCCAGGGGAACCTTCCGACGGGCAATCGCACCACCCAGCGCACCAGCCTTCCCAGAGGGGAGATTCGCCGCATTAACCGTGGTGTAGGAAACTCCAAATCCACCACACGCCAGATCACAGATACCTGTGCCATGATTGAAGGCCACTCTCAGATTGATAAAAAACTGCTGAAATTGCAGAACGATCCCATGGCCTACAGAATGTCCGAAGACCGCGCTATGGTTATGGGCATGACACAGCAGGTATGCGACATGCTTTTCTACGGCAACGCCGATAAAAACCCGGATGAGTTCAACGGTATCGCCACTCGCCTTGCTTCCTACGGCGGGAAAATCGGAGACTCTTCCTATCAGGTCATCAATGGCGGCGGTACTACCGTAAAGAAGCAGACATCCGCCTACCTGGTATGCTTTGGCGATCAGGCAGTGACCGGGATCTATCCAAAGAACTCTGCAGCCGGATTCTCCCGCACCGACAAGGGGGAAATCATGGTATCCGATCCGGACGGCAAGCAGTATGAAGCGCTTCTCACCATTTACGGATGGGAACCGGGTTTGGCTGTTCACGATCCAAGAATGCTGGCGGCAGTCAGAAACATTGATACCGCCACGCTGGCGCTGGAATCGGCTACTGCCGAGCAGAAGAAAGCCATCGTAGACAAGATGATTATCGCCCAGCACCGCATCAGACACTTCATGAACGTCAATGCGGCATGGTACGTATCTCCATTCATGATGACACTCTTAAACCTGTACTACAACGACAAGGCCAATGTGTACATCACCAGAAAAGAAGCCATGGACGGCATGCCGGAATACTATGTGAACGGGATCCGCGTACTGGAAGAGCAGGCCATCACTGACGAAGAAGCAGTTATCAAGGAGGCAAAATAATGATTTACGATGCAGAAAACACATTCATGTGGAAGAAAGACCTTTCGACCGGAACGACTAGCGATGTGGTAGCCAATTCCGGCGGAGGCGATGCCTATGATCCGCTCTTTCTGGCAGTGACCGTCAATAGTGCATTGGACAAAGATGCCACCGTCACGCTCTCTACCGATGACGATGCGGATATGGGAAGTCCTAAAACATTAGGATCTCTCACCGTCTCTAAAGACGAAGGCTCCAAAGCGTCCGTGAAAATCCCGCATGGTATGAAAAAATACCTCAAGCTGAGCGTCACAGGAGCGGCTACCGGTGTCCTGACGGCTGCTTTAGTCGTTGATGTAGATCTCACATGATGGACGACAGAAAAACGGAAGAGCTCTCTATGAACGAACTTCGAGCCAGACTCTATGAAGCGGGCATCGAATACAGCGACAACGCCACTAGAGAGGAACTCATTCAACTGGTGAAACAGTATTGCTGAAACAGGCGTGGGTTCTTCCACGCCGCATGATAACAACCCTCTTGTTGCTATGCGGAGTAGAAGAACCAAAAGGAGGACACCATGAACGCAACCGAAATCTGCAACATTGCTTTGGGAGCCATTGGACAAGGGCGCATCGTATCCATGACAGAAGAATCCGAAGCTGCCAGAAACTGCAAACTATACTACAACCTGACAAGACAGAACCTCTTGTCTATGTATCCATGGGAATTTGCCCACAGAAACGCCAAACTGGCCCTGCTGGATGTCAATACCATGGGGTGGAACTATACCTACGCCTATCCGGCGAAAGCTTTGGTTATCCGAAAAATTTATGATGAAGAATTTGCAGAAGAAAAAGACAACGGCGAACCGACATATACGACCCTTTCTGTAAACGAATCACAGAAAGCCATCTGCACGAATATCAAAGACGCTTATTGCGAATTTACTATGGATATCGAAAACGCAGATGCCTTCCCGCCATCCTTTGTACAGGTACTGGCCTATAGCCTGGCGGCTGCCCTATCGTATCCCCTTTGTGCATCCATGCAAATGCAGCAGGCAAATTTCCAGTTGGCACAGAGCGCCATCGCATTGGCTAAATACACCAGCGCCATCCAGGATGAGCATAAGCCATCCTACCCCAATCATTACCTGACAGCGAGGTGGTAACCATGCCAAGAGAAACCATCTATGTCATACAGTCCTCTTTCACAACGGGAGAAATCTCTCCTGAAGTAGCCAATCGGGTAGACCTGGATAAATACCAATCTGCTTTATTGAACGCTGAAAATGCGTATATCCGCCCATATGGAGCTGTGTACAAACGGACCGGCTCTTTATTTTGCGGCTATGCTAAAAGCGCGAGTGTCAAACTCATCGAGTTTAAAAGCAAAGCCAACGCAGGGTTTCTACTGGAAGTCGGAGACAAATACATCCGTATCTGGAAAGATGGAGTCTTCACCGGGCAGGAAGTAACAACCCCTTACGCTGCTAGTGAGCTGTCAAAGCTAAGGACAGCCCAAAGCGCAGATATTCTGTATATCGCATCCGGCACCCATCCGGTGATGCAGCTGAAACACTATGCAGATAACGATTGGCGATTTGAAGAAATGGAAATATCCCGTCCGTATTTTGATGCAACCGCACAGGTTGAAAATTATGTAGCTGATGAGACCTGGGATAAAGCCGGAACCTATTCATGGCCATGCGGGGAAAGCGGTGACTATCTGATTACCGTAGCCGGAGCCGGTGGCGGCGGGTGCGAAGATCTAAGTCATAAGAGACGAACCGGATACAATGAAAGTGACAACTACGTAACCGCCCAAGGCGGGAAGGGGGGCAATGGAGAGCTTCTGACCAAAACCGTTTATTTGGAGGCCAATACTGTTTACAACATCACCGTAGGAAATGGCGGGACAAAAGCAAATCCGGGGAACGACGGAGAGAGCTCCTCCTTTGGAAACATCATAAGTGCCAAAGGCGGTGGAGGAGGGCAGCCCGGAACTTTTACAAGTAAAAGAAAAGTAACGGGAAGGCCTCATAAATATTACAAAATATGGAGCGGCCATGAAGGGGCAGCAGGCATATCCTACGGCAATGGCGGACAAGGAACCTATGGAACGGGAAATCCTGGATGGGTGAAACTGAAAAGCCTGGCAGATATTGAACTGACCGCCTCAGGTATATCCGGAAGGATGACCATAACCGCCGGGAAATCGTTTTTTACCAAGGATATGGAAGGGATGTGGATGAAACTTTCCCAAGACATTCCATCCCAGGCCGTACAGTCTAACGGAAACCAGACAACCGATGCGATTGCAGTAGGAAGCAGCTGGAAGATCATCACTCACGGGACATGGACCGGAACCATCACCATTCAGCGTTCCGTCAATGGCGGCGAATGGAAAAACTATAGAACCTATCGCTCTAATGACGATAATAATATTTCCGAATCCGGCACTGAAAACATAGAAGATAACGTCCGACTTCGCATCGTAGCCACGGCCGGGCGTGCCGATCTAACCGCCAATGCCTACACAAAGGATGGGATGGTAGTCATTGAATCCGTCAATTCTGCAACCCAAGCCACCTGTTTAGTGAAACAAAACTTGGGGAAAGCGGGGAAAATAGATGCCTATTGCTATGGGGCTTGGAATAACAAATTCGGCTATCCAAGAACAGTCGCCTTCTTCCAAGACCGATTAGTCTTTGGAGGGACCTCTTATCAACCCTACGTCGTATGGATGAGTAAAACCGGAGACTATAACAACTTCTCTGTAGAAAAAGCGTCAGGCACCATAACAGACGATAGCGCCATCGCTTTATCTTTCATATCCAGAGAACAAGCGGAAATCAAGCACCTTTGCCCGGCAAACGATCTCTATGTACTCACCGATGCCAATGAATGGACCATTTCCGGCGGAGACACGGTAACCCCCACCAAGTGCACACCGAAAGCCCAGACCTTTAGAGGGTGCAGCGATGTAGTACCGATGTCCATTGGCGGACGCCTCATATACATCCAGCGCCGCGCACAAACCGTAAGAGATATGGCCTACTCCTTTGAAACAGACTCCTACGACGGCATGGACATAACCCTGCTGGCCAAAAACCTGCTTCGAGGAATGCGAATCACCGATATTGCCTATATGCAGGATCCGGACTCCAGGCTCTACTTCGTCAGAAGCGACGGAGCCATGCTTTGCCTCTCCTATATCAAAGAGCAGAAAGTCTACGCATGGAGCCACATCAAAACAGACGGAGCCTACTTGTCAGTATGCAGCGTTGCCGGCGATACAGAAGACGATGTATACACCGCTGTGCAAAGACAAGGGAAAACATACATCGAAAAGCTAACCATGAACGCAGAGACAAGCAACCCCAAAGACTATATCATGCTTGACTGTGCCAAAGTCTTTACCTTTACATCTCCGGAAGACAGCCAAGAAGTGAAATGGCTATCCGGGGAAGTCACTGTTCTGGCCGACGGAAAATGCTTTTCTGATGTGGAAATTGATGAAAATGGCATCATCACCCTGCCGACCAAAGTGTCCTACATGATCATCGGCCTTCCCTATACCATGAAATTGGAGCTTCCTAACCTGGAAATCAACACACAGAACGGAACACTGCAAGGGAGAAACAAAAACGTAAGAAGCGCTTCCTTACGTCTGCTAAACTCCTTGGGCGGGAAAATCGGGAATGGCGTGGGTCCCATGGACGCCATCAAGTACGAAGAATTATCAGACCAAGAGATTACCCTGTACACCGGAGATAAAGAAATCACAATCCCTAATAGAGGCGTAGAAAAGAATGGAAGAGTACTCATTCAGTCTGATGAGCCATATCCATTCAATCTGGCAGCCTTGGTCCGAGAGGTAGTTATCAATGATTAGAAGTAAATACAGAGTGAAAATCACGCCTTTGCACAAGGCCCACGCAGCATGCTATGGTCATGAAATGGCCGTGGATATAAGAGAAGAAGATAAAAAAGAATGTGAAATAATTGGCATTCCACCCGAAGCTGCAGTGGCAACATCTATCGAAGACTCGAAAGAAGTCTACGAAGCCAGATATAAAGGGACCCTGCTATGCGTCTTTGGCGTAGCAGGGAATGCGGTGTGGTGTCTGGGCACACAATCCGTAAAGAATCATAGGAAAGCTCTGGTCTGTATTGGGTATAGCTTTATTCAAGAAGTCGTCCGGAAATATGGAAAACTAGGAAATTTCATTTCAAAAGAAAATATCCCGGCCATAAGATATATCGAAAATGTGCCGGGGGTAGACCTCTATGAAGGAAATGTCACCATCAACGGAAAGCCTTTCCTATATTTTGAACTAAGGAGAAAAGACCATGTGTAGTGTAACCGCAGCCATGATGGGCCTCACGGCTCTGCAAGGATATACCTCCTATCGTTCGCAAAATGCCCAATATCAAGCACAAGCCGCTGCCTATGCAGCGCAAGCGGATGCCGCAAGACAGAATGCTGGCATTCAAGATCGACAGAGAGAACAGATCGCAGACCAGTATGCCCAGAAACAGCAGGAACTGGATGCGAGAAGAAAACTGGTGATAGGCCAGCAGAACGCAGCAGCCGGATCTGCGGGTCTATCCGGCGGAAGCGTATTAGATGCCAATGCCGCTGCTATCGACCAGTGGCGAACGGACTCCATGAACCTGTTAGGGAATCAGAGAAACGATACCAAAAACGCCTATATCAACCAGGTTAACTATTTGAACCAGGCCAAACAAGCAGACGCGGCGGCCTACAACACCAGACAACAAGCGAAAGCAGCCAGGATTTCTTCGCTTCTGAATACAGCGATTAGCATGTATGGCGTTTCCAAAACCTTTGGAGGGACAGCTTCCAAGACCACCGGACAGCTTCACCATCCATCCGCCCTAGCCGGCATGCCGGAAACCATGGAAGACCAAGTCTTTGCCGTCACCAAGTACAAGCCGCAGAAATTTATAGGAACGAAAAGCCCCTATAGCTGGCTTAGGTAGGAGGATCTATGAAGCTTTCACAATTCACGCCCTCTGTGAATAAAAATACCATGAATGCGAAAATTCAGGCGGTAGATCATCCGAATGCCTATGGAGCCAATCAAGCCGGGGCCAATGCCTTGAATGCCACACTGAGCGCCGGTATAGGGGCTTATCAAAAAGAATGGCTGAAAGACCAGAACGATAAAATCTTTGACGCCAAGAACGACTACGAGCAGCGCATCAATTCCCTCATGGACGATGAGAGCACTGGCCTTTTCAATACCCACCAGGGCAAGGCTGCCGAGAACCTGCAGAAAGATTACACCGACCAGGAACAGAAGATTTATCAGCAGGTCCTGCAGGATCATGGTATCTCTTCTGATTACGCCGTCCGAGCTTTCGGGGAACAGAGAGCACAGTCACAGACATCGAACTTTCGTATGATCGACAAGTACCAGCGAAAGCAGATGGAAGACTACGCAGGAAATCAGATTTCCTTGATGACCAGCAACATGGTGAACCAGTCCGTCAAAGACCCCGACTCCCTCATCACGAACTTCGGGAGCTGGGAGAAGAACACCACCGCTATCTTATCCGGACTCAGTATGGATCCCACGGCCATTGGCGTCAAAATGAACTCTCTGAAGAACGAGCAGGCCAAAAGCATCATGCAGTCCTACCTTACTACAGGCGACTACAGCGCAGGGTTAAACGCCATCGCCTACATGAAATCACAGGGGATAGACGAACCGACACTCAAGGCTTACAAAGACCAGTTCCTTCAGAAGAAAATGACGCGAGAAATTAAAAGCAGCGCCGAAGACTACGTCAAAGGAAACGGACTGAACCTCACTACCATGACATGGGAACAGTTCCGGGATGCATGGAGGAAAGACCACCCGACGCCGGTCCCTCAAGGGAAAGGTAGCGTCACGGGAAATCAGATCGCGGAATTTGCCAGAAACAACTACACCGAAGGCGATCAGTGGATGGGAAGCGTCACCAAAGATCCCACCATCCAGTGCGATTCATGGACCGCTGATGTCTACGCCAAGACCGGCCTTTTCCCGGACGGGACAATCACGCACGGTTCCGACTTCGGAGACGCCTATCACAAGGCGGGTGACGGGTACGAGCCGCAGGCCGGGGATTTCATCGACGGGGAAAAGCACGTCGGCATTTATTTAGGGAACGGCCAGTACATGGCCAGAAACTCTTCCGGCGGCATCCACATCGGCAGTATGGATGAGTGGAATGAATGGTTCGGCAAACCGATCGGCTATGGATCCGTGGCAGAAGCCAGAGGAGAAGCCCCTGACGACATGTCAGACGAAGAACGAGCCGAGCTGCAGGACAAGAGCGACGCCGCCTTAAAGCAGCAGTACGCTGAGATCCGTTCCAACCAGGTATCCTACATTCAGAGTCAGGTGCAGAACATCACCAAAGGAATCCTCGAAATGGAGCAGAACGGTTCCACGCCCGGCCAGGTGTACGAGTACGCCGCGGATATTGTGAACAACGATCCCTTGCTGAAAGACTCTTCAGCGGGCGTCACACTCTTGGGCCGTCTGATGAATCAGAAGAGAACCTATGAAAAATCACAGAACAGAGCTGCCAATGTAGGGAGAGGTCTTGATACCAGCGGCTGCCTCAAAGAGAAACAGTTCAACGCACTGGAAGGATTTATCGGGACGAAAATCAATTCCATCGAAGACCTCGACAACACCATCAAAGACCTGCAGGAAGAAGGCGTCTACCTCACTGCCGAGCAGGATGCCAAGATTCGGAAAGACGTCATCGACTGCGCAAACGGCGTGGGAACCTTTGCCGTCAAGATCCCGGACGATGACGCTGCCATTGCGGCCATGTGCTATACCAATACCTCCGCCGTCACCTCGACAGCGAAAATGCTCATTAAGAGAGAAATCATGGATTTCAAAAACGAGCAGGGGAGAGATCCTGATAATGAAGAACTCCGCACCATCTACTACGATGTGATCGGGAAAGAAGGTCTCGACAGCACTGGTAAAACGAAAATCGGCGGGATTAACATCTTCGGTGTAAACCTTTTCGGGGACGACTACGAAGCTCCAACCATGAGCAAAGCGCAGGCCTACAACGATCACATAAGAGAAACGTCGCAGGCCGTAGACGAAGATGGAAATCCGAATGGTTTCTACATTGACGTAGACTACGGGAACGGAAAGACTGAGACCAAGTGGGTGTCTGATGAACAGATGAGACAGATTTCCAATGGAGAATTAAGCGTATTCGATATTTGAGAGGAATCACAATGGACGAAGAAATTTTAGGAAGCGTGCTGCATGGGATTAAGCCAAAGGACTACACACCTATCCAGGTGAGGCCGACACCGGAGTTTGGCGGCATTCAGCTGACCGAAGAGCAGCAGGCCAAGAAAGATAATATGGAATCCGTCAAGGATGGAGAGATCCTGCCCTTAGGCGGCTTCACTGACACCGTAGAAGCCCAGTGGGAATCCGCCAAAGACCTCGTGAAATCCACAGACGTATACAAGAACCTTTTCGGAAACAGCGCACCGGATGATAACCGCCTCGAACAGTCTGAGAAATTAGGAAGTGCGCTAGGCATTGCTCCTCAGCTTATCGCCTCCGATCCGGATATGTACAAGGCAGCTGTCACCACCTATGAGAGACAGAGGAATGCTGCCGCGCTGAACAACCAGCCATTTTCTGCCAAGACCTTGAATGAACTCTACCCGGAACTCGACACGGAAGACCCCGTGGCCACTACCATTGCTTTGAAGGACTATACCAATATCCTGAAGAGCCGAGAAGCAGCAGCGCAGGGTGCGGCGGTTTATACCATGCCGGAAAGCAAGCTCACCGATCTTTCTAACGTCATTGGCTACCTCTACGACACCGGTACCCATTTTGCGGGCACCGCCTACGAAGCCGGGCAGGCACTCGACGCACAGAGTGAGCTCATGTACAAAGCTTCCATCGGTGAAATCTCCGATGAAGAAGTAGAGAAAGCCATCCCGGGACTCATGAATGTGCAGAAAGCATATAACGCAGAAATCGGGAACTCCTACGTGGCCAAGATTGTAGGGGAAACCATTTCCCAGCTTTCCATGCAGAAGAATATGATCATGCGCGGCGCAGCAGAAATCCTCGCTCCGATCGCCCCATTAGCGCAGCCTATCTTAGCTGCCACCAAAACAAACCTGCCGCAGATCGCCACCTTGGGAGCCGCATCCGCAGCGAGCGCCGTAGGAGCCACAGGCGCTGTGGCAGGAGCAGCCGTCACAGGAGCGGCCGCACTGGCAGGGCTCATCGCCTTAGGCACTGCTTCCGTCTTCACAGGAACCTATAGAGCAGAAGCCGGACAGGCCTATTGGGATTGGCGCGCCAAAAAAGATAAAAACGGAAAATCTGTTTATACCCGCGAGCAGGCCATTGGTCACGCCAAGAGAGTCGGCGTGATCAATGCAGCCATTGAAGCGGGTGCCATGGAGCTTGCGCTCAAGGGCATCACTAAAGTATGGGGGAGCGACGCAGCCAAAGCTGTCATCAAGAATGAAGCCGCCATGAAGAAACTGATCGGCGCAGGGAGAGCAGCCGTAGGAGCGAAAGCCATCGGATACGGTGCGAAACAATTTGCCAAAGTGGCAGCGCCAGAGATTGCAGAAGAAGGCCTGCAGTCTCTTTCTGCAGATATCGATACCAGACTCTTTGGGAAAGAAACTGTTCCCGTAAGAGAGATGATGGGGAATGCCTTGGACGCCATGATCGAAGCCGTCCCTTCTGTTGTTGGTATGTCGATCGGCGGTGCTGCTTTAGCAGGCACAGGGGCCCATAGAGCCATGAAGAGAATCGCTGGCCTCTCCGAAATGAAAGACGCCGTTATCGAATTCAAACGTGAGAACGAAAGATCCATGCTGCAGAAACTCATGGATCTCCGCTCCGGATCGTCCCTTTACAAAAAAGCACCGGAAACCTACCGGAAGACACTGCAGAACCAGCTCGATCATACCGGCTCCGGCACGCTTTACATCGACGCTTCCGCAGCGGCCGAAAATGAAAAGACACACGATGCCTTAAACAAGCTCGTAGAAGACGGTACGATCACCGCTAAAGAATTAGATGACGCCATCAAGACCGGCAAGCCGCTGGAAGTGGAAACCGGGAAATACATGCAGACCGCCACCCACGAAACCCATGAAGCCCTTTCCGACTACACCACCATGGACAAAGGAGAAAAAACGATCCATGCCATCCGAGCAGAGCGGCAGCGCATGAAAGATATGATCGACATTGTCACCATGACACGCGAAAAAAGAGAAGCGGCCGCTACAGAAAAAATCTTGAACGACCACTTCTCCGATGATACCGACATTGGAAGAGAAGATAGGGACACCGCAAGAGAAATTCTTTCCGGCGGCTTAGATCATATCGAAGACACATGCAAGACCATCCTCCAGGAAGCCAAAGACGCATGGGGAAAGCTGACTGGCGTCAAAGAACTCCAGGACTACATGGAACGGAGAAAGACACAGGACGCGAATTTTTCCAATGAAAAAGGCGTCGATATGTTCGACGTCGGGGAAGGGAAAGAGCGGGTACATCTCAGAGTTTCCAAGAACCCAGATTGGTATCAGGATTTTTACGGGGCATACGGAAGAGCACCAAATCAGCGTGAACTCTACGATATCGCCCAAGAGAAAATTATTGCCGAGAATGATAAAGGTGATGACGAATCGAAAGCTGCTATTGCAGAAATCGAAGAAGCCAAGAAGAGAGTCGAGTCCATCGAGAGAGTGAGTGAGACGCTGAAATCCTTAAACAAAGAAGATCTCATCGCGCAGACACTACTGGATCCCGAGACCTATGAAGAAGCCTACAAGCCTCTCCTCGCGCAGATTCAGGCCGCAGGGAACGGGGCTGTCACAAAAGCCGCGAGAGACTCCGCTTTAATCCTGGCAAAGCTCGCAGAGAATTTCCATAGGAATTACGGCGTGCCATTGAAATTGGCCATGATTGCCGCTGGTGAAGTCAGTCCGGAGACCGCGCATCAGCTGAACCAGTCCGCCATCGAGAACGAACTGCAGCTTGTGAAAGAGAAATACTGGAATACTGATGAATGGATGAAAGCCCCAGACGGTACACCGACAAAGCTGACCGAGCACCAGTGGCTGATTGCCCATAGCGAACCTTTCAAGAAATGGTTTGGAGATTGGGATACTGTAGAGAAAATAAACGGGCTAATCAATGGAGTCCATGTTGAATTGGCCGAGAAAGAAATGCAGCACTTTCAGAAAATGGATTTTAAAGCGGCCAAGGAGGAAGCTAAAGACGTATTCAGAAAGCTATTTTCAACGGTCAAAAATAATACAGGTTATCCGGAGCCAGCTGCGGTTAAAAGAAAAGATGGTGAAGAGATTGTCGTTCCCATGTCAGCATTGAAGGAAATTCGCAGGCATTCTGCTGACAGAAGAGTATTGGTGGCGGTATCGAGGCTGCCGGATATTATTCGAGATTCCACGTTTTTATTTGAAAGCGAAAAAGATCTCACAAGGAACAAGCGCCTGAATCAAACCACTACGGGATATAGATCGGAAGAGCGTCGTGTAGGGAAAGAGTGTAGATCTCGGTGGTC